GAAGATTCAGAAACTTTAGATGGAGTTACATCAATTATCTGTGAGTAGTCGTCTAAGATCTGTTTCATTTTTGCTTCTAGTTCTTGTTCTGACATGTCCTCTAGTTTTCCTGTTTTTATTATTTTTCTATCTATGTACAATCCTGCTGCTTTGCCTCTGTTTGCTTCCGCATTCACTGCTGAAGAAAATGATCCTTTTTTTAAAGCGGCCTCTCGTAGTCTAGCAAGTTCTGCAACATGTCCTTCATAAGTTACTTCATGTTTTTTTAATCTCTCTTCTTTCAGTTCACCGATATACTTAACGACAAGTGGTGAGTATTTGGGATTAGTTAATTCGGATCCTTCTCGCATTGCTCTATCTTTACTATAACCTGCAGCGATAGCAGCCTCACGTTTAGTCATTGGTCCTTCGGGTCCACCGAATACCAAAAACTCAGCGAAGCGCTGTTGCATTTCAGTTAATCTTTTTGGAACTCCCATAGTTGACAATTTAAGGGAACTATCCTATAAAGTCAATACATGAGAGTTCAAGACTTACAACTATTTTTAAGTCAATTTACGAAAGGATCTGACGCAATTAAGAATGCACAAATCTACGTAGAAAGAGATGGAAAGTTGTATCAAATCAGAAGAATGGAAGTACACGAGCATACTGTGCCAATCTTAGGTCAACCCGGTCATAACGCTCATAGACTAGTTTTAAAAACTCAAAAGCCTTCGAGTCTTATCTTGCCTGATAAGCTTCAAAAAGACTACTAAGTTCCCTTGAAACCAGAACAAAAATTTTATGAAAAAATTAAAAGAAAATTTAAAAAATTTTCGCTCATACGACTTGAAAATAATAGCCTACATGGCACTCCTGATCTATTGGTCTGCAATGATTCTGGCCACTTTTTCACAATAGAATTAAAGGTATGCAAAGGGAATAAAATACGATTTTCACCACACCAAATAGCCTTCCATGTAAAGCATCCACACAACACCTTCATCTGCATTGAGCACCTCGGTCCAGGCACCGTGAAACTTTTCCGTGGTTCTAGAATCTTGAAGCTTGCAGCTTGTGGCTTGGAGCTTGAAGCTTGCTGCTTGGGGCTTGAGGCTTGCTATTCTTTTTTGTCTGAGCTTGGCGCTTGAGGCTTGAATCTTTAGAAAATAAAAAACCATAACCCTGAGAGTTCCGGGTCACATCCCCTCCGGACATTTTTACGATGCAATTACTCTCAGGGTCTCGGCGGCTCGCATTGAGCAGCTCCATAAGTGGAGCGTTACCTATACCGATTGCTGCAGGATCTCTCGCTGCAGCCCTATATGCGCTGGTCCAAGAACTACGGCCACCTGCTTTTTGTGGATCGATCCCCCGACTGTTTTGAAACAACGCATACCTGATACTATATCCTTGATTATCCTTCATGTCAAATATTTTTTTGAAGCTTGTTGCTTGGAGCTTCAAGCGCAGCTTGAAGCTTGGCGCTTGTGGCTTGTTGCTTGAGGCCCGGACCAAACGCACGCTCGCGCTCACCGTCGTGAGCTTCTGAGCTAATGGCCTGGTCCAGATTAGAAGAAGGTACCTTGAGCTGTGCTCGTGCTTCTTCCTTATTACGCTTGCGTAATTCTTTATAATATTTTGGATGCCTGAATACCATTTTAATGTTTACCATATGATATATTTTTTATTTCAGGATTCCAGCAATTTCTGCAATCTAAGCATTGATTGCCCTGTTGCGCGCTGGGACATGTGGCGCCTGATGTCACCACGGTTGAAGTGTTAGGCCAGCTGCTTACTGGTCCCTGGTCCACCATCGGTGAAGACAACCTGATCACCAGGTTCGCTGGCTTGTCTTGCAGGTGTTGCTTGATCCATGCTTCACGGGTTGGCATCCAGTGCCGCTTCGTAGGTGTTAACCTGCATACTTCATAAATTTTTTGAAGGTGTTCCAGGTCTTGGACGTCGCCGCTGTCATGCCATCTGAACACATCAGCCTTTTTAGAATTAATTAACGTTGCCATTGCCTGGACCCAGTCAGGGTGCTTGATGGCTTTGAGTCTTTTGTATTGAGCTTCTTGTACTACCTTAAACACGTAGCAGCCCTTCAGGGCGTAACAATTATAACAGACTGAGTCCGGGATCAATTGTAACTTCTTGCCAGTCTTACACTCTTTGGCAGGTATACCTATTGACCAGCCGGGCATCTTTGATGGCTTGCTTAGCCCGCCAACCAGGGCCCATGCTTCACTTGTTTTCATAATTTTTTCTTTCTCCTATAAACTCCTATAACACAATACAGGTCCCTTGTCAAGCTTGCTGCTTGTCGCTTGCAGCTTGCAGCTTGCTGCTTGTAGCTTGGTCCCTGTTGCTGGAGCCATCGCCAATGGCCCAGGTAAACCCGGGCCATTGGTGTTCCTGGACGGCGGCTCAAGCCCACCTTCCAGTGTTAGCTGCATTCAGGCAGGTAAGGTACTCAGACTCTGACAGTCCAACCTCTTCCAGCAAAAATGCATGCTTCATGTTCTGGGTTCCAAACTTTGGATCCAGTATGTACCTGACAGCCTTGTCCAGGATCTCCTGTCTCTTGCTGCCACCTGGTTGATATTCTTCTTTTAATTTCTTTTTCATAATTTATCCTTTCTAAATTTATCCTACACTATCCCAGACCAGTTGTCAAGCTTGAAGCTTGCAGCCTGTAATCACTGATCCTAGAATAGTTAGATAGCCCCTCTGTATCTTTATGTGCACTTGGCTCCGCCAACAACGTACCGTAGGTAGAGGTTGTCCGGCATTGTCTAACTATTCAAGGATCAGCACCCTGTAAAGACGGCTCGTATAAAGCGGTGTGATACAGGGTCTAACCCACCAAAATAAATTTAAACATTGTTTTTTTATTTTGATTTATCCTATATAATCCCTTGACATTTATTTGTCAATACATTAAAACAATTTTTATGAAAGGAAATATAAATATGGAAAAACAAAAAAGAATAACACTTAACGCTGACAAGCGTAAAGTGATTGCTGATGTATTTCAAAATCATTTTGAAGATAATTCAAAATTTAAGAAAGCATGG